GAAACACAGAAGTGGTTCTCTAAAGTAGAGGAACTACGTAAGCATATGATGCTAACTAATTCTAATCTAGCTGAGATTATAGGGGTATCCCGAATGACCTATTATAGTTGGGTTAAAGGTAAACCTATAAGGGAGAAGAACTTTAAGAAAGTTCAAGCCATATTACGCACGTTATTAGACATCATGACAAAGCATGATTGGCCTAAGCCTAGTATAATTGCACTAGACCAAAACCAGAGATTCGGAACACTAAAGGGCATATTAAAAAAATACGAATCGGTGTAGAATCTTTTAAGGGGTAAGATATGAACACGTTGGAATTTCTGCAACGAGTTCTACCAGCCGAAGGATTCTATGTCACTACTGTTATCAATCAAGATGGTAACAAACAGGGATTCTATAAGACTGTTAAAGAACTCGCTAAAGTATCTGAGGCATTAGATAAAAGAAAAAATAATACTTATTTTGCTATATCATCATTTAGCGAGAAGGGTAGTAGGCGACAAGATAATGTTAGAGCAACCAAAATTGTAGCTCTAGATATAGATTGTGGTGAGGGTAAGCCGTTCCCTTCATGGAAGGAAGGGTTAGTTGCTCTAGGTAAATTCACCGACAGCCTTAAGTTACCTAAGCCTATGGTTATTTTTTCTGGTAATGGTCTACATGTCTACTGGGTTTTAACTAAAGAGCTAGAACCTATGGATTGGAAACCTCTAGCTACAGCTATGAAGTCAGCATGTATTGATAAAGAATTTCATATTGATGCCGGCTTAACAGCTAACAGTGCATTAGTACTAAGAGCAGTAGGTACTCATAACCCTAAGAATGGTAATGAGGTTAAACTATTAATAGATGCTGACCCTGTTAATCCTGAAACACTCAAATTAAAACTAGCAGATTACCTCAAGATCTCCGGTGATCGCGAACGTCACACATCTGGCAACTCATTGCTAGATAATCTGTCTGTTAAACAAGAGTTTCCACCATCATTAGGTGCAGTAGTTCAAGCTAAATGTAAGCAAATATCATGGGCAGTTAAGAACCAAACGGAAGTTCCTGAGCCATTATGGTATGACCTAATAGGTGTGGCTGCATTCTGTACTGAGCCAGAGGAAACTGCAATAGCATGGAGTGAAGAACACCCTAATTACTCTAAAGCATCTACACTATCTAAGTTAAAACACTGGTCTAACTCTGCTACTGGCCCAACTACATGTGCTAAGTTCAGTACTGATAGACCTAACGGATGTAGGGGTTGTAAATATAAGGATAAAATAGGCACACCCGCGAGACTCGGAGTTCAATACCAAGAGGTCGCTGTATCTACTGAGGCTATAGATAAGACATCATCTAATATACCTATGCCCAAACCTTTTAAACGTACAGCAGATGGTATTAAAGCAACTATTGATGATACAGATATAGATGTATGTAAGTTTGATTTATACCCAGTTGGGTATGGTATGGATGAGTCATTAGGATATGAGACAGTTAGATACCATTGGAATAGACCTCATGCTGGGTGGCAAGAACTATCATTAAGGCAAGCCTATCTAACAGATGGACACAGAGAATTTGGTACTGCTATAGCAGACCAAGGTATTGTACTTTACAGTAAGAAACAGACGGAGTATTTTCAGCTTATGTTACGCTCATATATGGATGAATTAAGGCAGATACGTGCTATGACTAACCTATATTCAACAATGGGTTGGAAGGAGAATAACTCACAGTTTGTACTGGGAGACCATATCCTTAAAAGAGAAGTAGATGGTACGGTATCAGAAGAATCAATCAGCTTAGCATCAGCCTCTCAGAGATTAGGAACTGAGTTATACGGCACGTCAGGAGATATAGAATCATGGGCGCAAGCAACTCAGGTACTTGAGAAAGCTGATATGCCTTGGCATATGTTCGCATTAGGTGTGGGATTCTCAGCACCGCTATATGATTTCACAGGACTCAAAGGGTTAACTGTATCTCTTTATGGGCCAACAGGTGGTGGTAAGACACTAGCTCAATTCTGGGTTCAATCTATATATGGTGACCCTGAGAAACTACACTTTGCCGCTAAGTTTACACAGAATACATTGTTCAGTAGGTTAGGTATGTACTCCAACCTACCTATGACTATTGATGAAGTAACTATGATGCAAGATAAAGAAGTAGGAGACTTCTGCTATTGGGTATCTCAGGGTAGAGATAAGGCTAGACTTAATCGTAATGCTGAGGAGAGAGACGCTAAAACTTGGGCTACTCCTGTTATAGTTTCCACAAATAAATCGCTACAATCGAAGCTCATAGCCTCCGGTTTGGACACTGATGCTCAAATGGCTAGGTTATTAGAGTTACCTGTACCATCTCACCCACTATTCACTAAGGATACGAATGCCGGACGTAAGATATATAACTTTGTGACGTCTCACTACGGAGTAGCCGGACGTATATTCCTCAACAAGTTGCTGAGTATGGGGCCAGATGGATGCAATGCGATGATTGCAGAGGCAACACAAGCCTTTAATGATAAATATAAAGCTAAGTTCTCAGGCGAGGAAAGATACTGGGAGCAAGCTATAATACTAGCAGACCTAGCCTCTAAGCTAGCAAGTGAGTGGGGGTTGATAGACTATGACTACTCTAAGGGAACTGAGTGGGTACTGAATGAGATAGGTGCTATACGTAAGACTGTAGCAGAGAATAAAGTAGATTCCTTTGACCTAATATCTGAGTATCTAAATGACTGTGCTAGTGTAGCTGTTACTGTTATGCATACAGCCGGACAGAAACCAATAGTAGATTACGCTAGGCTGCCACGTGCTGATATACGTGTTAGGTTTGATGTATTTCGCAAGACTGCTACTGACCCATTTGATAAGGGTACTATAATGTTAGACCGCACCCATTTTAGAAAGTGGTTATCAATGAAAGGATTTGACTATAAAGCATTTACACAAGAGTTATCTATTGAGAATGTAGTAGCTACACCTAAGTCTCAGAAGTGTTATCTAGGTAAGGATACCCCTATAAAATTAGGTCAATCATATGTAATAGGTGTTAATCTTAGTCACCCTAGGTTACAGGGTATATTAGATGAGGCAGATATTGTTGCAGAAGATTTGGCTTATGGTGAACTAACTGAAGTAAAGTAGTTACTTACCCCAGTCTTTTACTTTCATAGTTTTAATCTTACCGCCTGTGTATGCGTCATACTTAGCTGCGATTTGTACGGCCTTCCTAGCGTCAGCACCCATCTCCATTGCTGCCATAGCATATGAAGAACCCCAGCCTAACGCATAGAAATCATCAGCCATTTCAACAGGATATTTCTGGAAGAATCTATTTATAGTATAGATAGTATCTTTATTCTCTATGACTATACACTCAAAGTCTTCATCTGATTGGACGTGGCTAAGGTCAGGAGCATCTTCCATTCTCGCCCCTCGTTCAAACCAATCAACAAATATAAGTCCGGTGTAACTGTCACCGGCAGTTCCTATAATAGTGCCACCTATTGAATATAGTTTCTTACATTCTGCAATCCTACCATCACCGTGAGTCTCTTGTGAGTCTGCTGCTATTACCCCGTCTCTAAAGGCTATGGTTGTCATACTTTATACATAAGACAAACACATGATAAGCCATAGAATAAGAACATAAAGGCTAGCGCATAGTCTTGTTTCATAAATAAATCAAATGATGTAAATGCGTAACAAACAATTATAACCATTAACATTCCAGAACTCATTGGTCTTTAATCTCCTCGATAGATATAGTATGCCTTTCCTGTTCTCCGTATTCTTTATGATAAACTATTGACTGCATATTTCTTTTAGACCTATACCCTGACTTGTGATGCCAAGCATCTCTACCAGCTAGGGTATTGAAGCTCTCGACTTGACAACCCCTAAACTCCTGTACTTTTCTATGATGGATATGTCCTGTAAGCCAATGCCTGAATTGAGTTCGCCCCCATGCCTCCGGCATATCATGTGCCATAATCTCACCCAAAGCCTCCATCTTTATAGTGTCTCCGTGAGTAGAACCAAATAAATTTTTTCCGAACTCATAGTACCAGTAATGATTAGGAGACACATCAACCTCAACACGTTTCTCTTTGTGGTAGTAGGCATCTAATATCATTGATAGCATTTGAGAAAGTATCTCATCATGATTACCCATATCATTACGTACTATAACCTTCTCATGTTTAGCTAGGGCTAGGTCAATCTTGTAACGGATAGACTCAGTACCAACCCTAACAACTTTATGTAACCTACCATCTACATCTAGAGCTGCACCAGACCTAGCTGTTCTGTTCTGCTGGTTATCAGAGTGAAAGAAATCCCCTACATTAAGTATGATAGCTAGCTTAGTGTTAGGTGAGGCCGCTGATATGTTTTCGTTAGCTACTTTATTATTCTGCATAGCTATTTTTAAATCGTAGTCTTCTCCTACTTCTTCACCCCATGCATGCAAACCAAAGTGCGGGTCACCCATAGGGTATAGCGTTAAACAATCCTTTATTTTACACTTAGGTTTTGGTATAGGTTTGGCTTTACCTCTTACTGAATCTGCTAATGATTGCGTAAATTCTTTAGCTACTTCTGCTTGTTGTTCTCTATCAACTTTTGTACGCACCCATTGCATCACCTGACCTTTTTCTTCATGATGCAACGTTGTTGTTCCGACTACAGAGAACCCCTCTGGTGCGGTATGAACCATGTTATGTTCGGGGGCGTATCCTTGTAGTGCTGCGTTTAACTTAACGCATTT